TAGAAATTATCTACAAATAATTTTGAAAGGAGGTTTCACTAAATGGAAGAAACCAAGCTACATCAAAACGAGCTTGACGTGATTCAAGCAAACAACGGATTAAAGATGTATCTGAGAGGCCTTTCTACAGGTCGCGAAGCTACACCAAGATCCAGCCTTTACAATCTGGAAGGCAAAACAGAACTATTGGAACCTGACGACATCCTGAAGCGTTGGCAGGATAAACTTTCCGTCCTGGAAAGTGGATCCGACTACGATAAGGAGGTGTTCCAATTCGATTCTCATCAACTTGAGAAGTGGGGACCGCAAGGGCAGATTCCCCCAATTGAAGAGTTACTGGAAGACATTGTTTATCCCAGCTTCTCCTCTGGTGGTAATTTTCCAGCCTTCAAAACATTGGAGTGGAAATTAGCGAAGCAAAACGTCGCTAAGAAGTTGCATCGATGTGGATGCAGAGGTCTGTCACCCGTTTCCTATCGCCGCGTAATTGATGACATGCGCGCTAGAGACACACTAGAGTCAAATTCAGGTTGGCCGCTTTTCACCAGACGGAATAAGCCTGAAGTCATCGAGCAGTCGTGCCACGACGCTGCATCAGGAGCATGGAAAACGTATCCTGCCATTGCCCTGTTTCGTAACTACAATCAAAAGACTAGGTTAGTGTGGATGTTTCCTATGTCTGCAAATCTCGTGGAGGGATCGTTTTTCCAGCCGCTGCAGTCAATCCTCATGAATTCGGCTGAATCCGAGCGATTCCTATCTCCATGGAATGGATTTGAAACAGTCAGACAGCTAGTAGGCGCTCGGTATGCTGAAGGCAAGTATATTGCAGCTTCTGATTTCTCATCAACAGATGCTCACTTTAAGTTGGAGACTAGTAATGAAGTACTCTCAGTTCTGGAGACGTGCTTCCAGCCTAGGTTCAGGGAGCTACTACGTGAGTCGATTCATTACATGCATACTATTCCGCTAGTCATCTCAGACACTAGCGAGCTCACAGGTGAACATGGAGTTTCTTCAGGGTCCAATTGGACAAACTTCATTGAAACAATCTTCGATTGGATATTATCGGAATACGTCTATTTAAGAGACAAACAGTACATTGGATTGTACGCCATCGGAGATGACATGTCATGGTATGGTGACAGTTACGATGAGCACTTCGCCGAGCTACTTGCAAAGCGCGGTGAAGAAGTCGGACAAGAGATCAAGGCTGAGAAGACAACGAATGACCCTGACAAAGTCAAATCGTTACAGAGACTCTTCGTTCGCGGACAAACACGGCCAGATGGACAAATTAGAGCGGTTTATTCGACTATACGAGGTCTTAAATCGATCGTTTATCCAGAACGGTTCCACAAGCCGGAGCTCTGGTCTAAAGACATGGAAGCAATCCGTGATTTCATGATTCTTGAAAACTGTGTTGATCACCCTTTGTTTGAAGAATTCTGCAGGTTTGTGGCCAAGGGCGATCCTAACTTAGTTACAGTGGCTAAGATGTCGGATGCTAAGCAGAATATCTTACTCAGGAAGTCAAAACTTGTTCCTGGATTGAACTCTACGTATAATCAGGAGAAAAGAGATCAATCTCTATCATCGTTTAGCAGTGTGAAATTCATTGCTACACTCTGATAGCAAGGGGTTGTCCATCGTAAGA